CTATCATTAGAGCCGCCACCGCTATCACTACCGCCGCCACCGTCATCGCTTCCGCTTGCAGGAGTAGAAGTAACATAGGTTGTTGTAGGTGTTCCACCTGATAAATATTTTGCTATGCCTGGATCAATTTGACCATCTCCATATCCAACATTAGGATTATTTGCAGTTGTATCAATATAAGTATCGGTTTTCTCTGTTGTTGGGGTATATGTAACACTATCTTGTGTATAACTCCAACCACCATCTGACTCATCTTCATCATCATTTTGGTTTGAACTTCCATAAAAATCTTCGGTAGACATACCAAAAGCTGCTTTTTCATATTCAGTTAAATCGTCTTCTATATCATAAAGAACAACGTCATCTGCTATAAGAGAATTAACATCAAAGTCGTCTGGCTCTGTACAGACGCCAAGTGTTATAACAACCCCTGTAGTTTCTTCAGTCTTTTTATTAGTATCAGAGTCAACACAAATGATTTCATCTTTATCTTCAACCACACCAATCGGTGTATCATCTTCTACTATTGGAGGAAATACTGTTTGAATATATTGACTTTCTATAGTAGAAGTGTAAGCTGATCCTGTTTCTTGAACTGAAGTTGTTTGATCAACTGAAGTTGAAACAATTTTTGCATTTTTTGTAGCAGTTATAGTGTCTTGTGTTGTTTCTAAAACTCCATTAGCATAATAAGTTGTTTGTCCTGCTGTAGCAGCACCAATTAATACTCCATTAAAACCAACTTTTGCATTAACTGGACTTGATGTAAGTCTAAATTCAAGTTCTTTTTGTGTTTCAAATTTTGGAACATTACCCTGCCCCTCAAAGGAATGTTCTGGTATAGTAAAGAACCCTTCTATTTTACCTGCTTTATTTGTAACTAAATTTAATCCTTGATTGGCACCTTCTTGCACTATTACTCCAGAACCAGTTGTTCCTGCTTGAAAGAAATTAGATGAATTTGTAAACTCAACACTTGCAGGTTCACAAAATGCATTTACATCAACACCATCAAAAAATACATAAATTCTTTTATTGGGCATCATACATTCAGCAGTAAATTTTACTCGTCTTGATCTTACATAAGGAATTATTTGTGAAGTTGTTGAGGTGTTGTTTGTATATACAACATCCTCAACAATAGTATTAGTAACACCTGTTCGTGCCTTATTAGATGTTGTTGTATCAATTGATGTTTCAACTAAAGTCTCTGTATAACCAGTTGCATCATAATTTGTTTGCCAAGCTTGAGTACTATCCGTAGTAACACCAACACTGACGATTTCCCAAGCATTCCAAAAAGTACCAAGTGAGTTTTCATTTTCTGCTAAAACAGTATCGTAATCACCCAACACGCTATTATTAATTGTAGGTGCTGTCTCTGTTTCAAACCAATCATCACCAGATGGTTGTAGTGTAATATGACCAAGCCAATTTGGAACAACATATGGTTGAACATTTTCAATTCTTGATGCAAACGGTTGTTCAATAGCTTTAAGAGGTATATATGGTAATGTAATTAAATCTCCAGTTCTTTGATAACCATTTTGGAGTCTATCTGTATCATTAGTATTTTTTTCAACTAACTGAACACTTCTCATAACACATTTTGATCGTAATTCACCCTCAACAATATCTACAGCACACTTGTAATCTGGATTTAAAGCATCTCCAACCCTATGTCCTTTGAAATTGTCAACAACAAAACCAGATTTAAATCTGTTTAATCCATTTTGATCTTGTATTTCAAATGATTCTGCAGATTTTTCTAATAAAGTTAGTGCAGTAAGGTCTTCAAGTCTTTCTACACGATCTTTTATTTTACCAATATCTCTCATGGTAAATCTTTGAGTTTTATATCTTTGAACTTTTACATCAAGTGGTCTGAATGTAAATGGTGGAACTGTTATCGAAGCCAATTTTAATGTATCAGCTAAATCTTTTGGGGGTTTAGGTATTTCACCAGCAACACCATACTCAAACAAAAATTTACCATTTCTAGCTAAAAATACAGCAGCTTTATAACCTACATAAAATTCAAAGTCTGCCTGAACATTACTTGCTGGTTTTGGTGAGTCAACTGTGGTTGCTCCTGTTCCAGTAAATGCCCTTGTACCAAAATAAAATGAATTACCAGTAATTTGATCTACTGTTGCAATTGCAGGAGAAGTTCCAGTTATATTTGCTACTGCTGGTCGAAAATCAAAACAATCTCTTAAAGGAAAAGTACCAGTTGGTTCTGGTACATCTGGATCAACCTTTGTTGCCGAGTAAACTGGAATATTATCATATTCCATTTGACCATTTAATGCTGAATATGAATCTACTGTGAATAAATCTCCTGCACCATGTGCCAAAAAGTCATAAACTACAAGAAGTCTACCTAAAGGAATTTCTGCTGATTTTTTTCTTGTTAGTCTAGAGATATCATAATAATTATCTCTTTGTCCTGTGTCAAGAGTAAATGAACTAGTTATGACTTTACTTCCTGCTGTAACAACCCCAACTGTTGCTGTAGCTTTACTAGATGAACCAGTAATAACTTCACCTGCAATAAAATCTAGTGCACCAGCATTACCTTCTAATGCATATGATATGGGGGTGGTTGTTGTAAGAATCCTAGCCTGGGCTCCACTAGATGCACCAACTATTTTTTCTCCTCTTGCAAATGTTCCAGTAGAACTTACAAGTGTCATAGATGGAAGTGTAGCATCTGCAGACGTATCTTCTGAGTCATATACTGCTACTAATTTATAAGCATCAACTCTTCCAATAGAAATATCTTTATCTGTTGCTCTTGTTCCATATTCACCATCAGCGTCTGTTGCAATAACTTTAAGTTGTTTACATAAGTTAGTTGTTTTAAGTTTTGATACCACACCTGTTTTTAATATTGTTGCAATAAGTTTAACTTTTGCACCATTACCTAATAAAGTATTATCTGTTATTGTAATTGTTGATGTTGCTGTTCCAGTAACTTTACCTGTTAGAAGAATAGTATCACCAGCAGAAGCAGTACCCCCACCTGCAGACAGTACTGCTAATTTGTAATCACGATCTGTAAATCCTACAAAAGTTTCATTTGAACCAGTGGCACTAAAAGACACAACACCAGAAGAGTTTGTTGTTCCTACAAATTGTCTACGAACTGTATATTGGGTATCACTCGCTCCATTATTAGTTGCTGTATTCAACGTCTTAATGGTATTTTTAGGCATTTTAAATATTGAAATATTTTTTTCTGGTTCAATAAGTTTAGCTACTCTTTGAGTTTCAAAAACAACACTTTCACCATCTGTAATCATTTGATCAAACTCATCAAGAGCATTATCATCTGTACCATCAAGAAGAATTTTACCTTCATCATCTACTAGAGCAAGAACAGCATCAGCGGAAAAGTTTTCAGCAGCTGTAGAATCTTCCATGAAGAATGAACGAACTTCCTCAAATTTATGACCAGTAATTTCGGCAATAGTAATATCAGTGTTAGCTGCTATACCATCTGGCCCAACATCAGCATCACTTTCTAAAATTTTATCAGTTTCAAGACTATCTGAAATTTTTAACTTTTCACCTTGTGAAAAATTTCCAATGACATTTGTCAGCTTCACTATTGAAAAATGCCCAGCATCATTATGAAAATCATAAAGAAATCCAGTTGCACCAGAACTCTCCCCTGTTACTTGTGCACCTTCAGTAATAGTATCGGATACTGTATTTAATCTTAAAAATGTAAGCATTCTTAAATCAAAAAGAAATAATTTATAAATTGCGTCTGTATTACCTTGTGTACCAGACTTAAATTCCATAGTTCTAGCTCTAGCTACTCCAATCTGATATCCTCTGGTTGTATCTCTGTAATCTGAATTAGTACGAGTTGCATCACCTCTTACACTTGTAAAATCTGTAAATAATTCTATTTCTTTATATGGTGTTGTTTCACCAGAAATTTCTCCAATGTCTGGTTGTCCATATACATTTGTTACATTAACAAAATTACCAATATTGTATGTAGATACTCCAGCATTTACTGTTCTGAAAGCTCTAGCTTTACCAAAAGTAATATTAGTAAGACCTATTTTTTCTACTTCGTAACCTTTTACATATGCTTTACCTGTCGATACTTGTAAATTTAATAATTCCTCTGATGCAAGTAAGTTATCATCAGTTATAACCCTAGAACCAGTTGTAACACCATAAGTTCCTTTATATGTCACACCCTTATAATCATTGTCTATTTGTTCTTGTACTTTAAAAGTAAAAGGTCTTGTTGTATAATCACCAGACTCATCATAAGTTCTACGAGCAAGTTCATCTCCAATAACAGAGTATTGAGTAGTGGCTGCATTTTTTACAAGCCTACCTTTTTTTATTTGTATAAGTTCAACAAAATTCTCAGGATTTGGTGCACCTATAGGTAATTTTTTAAGTCTTAATTTTAATTTTAAACGATGTGCACCTTTTGCTGCATAATTTGTAGAGCCTGTTGAATTATCAGTCAAAGTTGTATCAAACTCTGGATTTTCTAATCTTTCTAATATTACAAATCCTATTTTTGCACTAAATTTATTACTATTTGGACTTAAAACCATCGTTTGTTTTTGGCATCTTACAAATTGGCCGCGGATAAAGTATACACCTTGTTCAACAGTAACAGCAGAACCAGTTTGTACACAACTTATTAGTGGGTTTGATTCAATAAAAGTTTTTAAAGAAGGAATATCAGCACCATAACTGCTAGTATGCTGAGTTGCTCTATCAGCAGACAAATTTTCCCCATTTATAAATTTTATTCTTTCACCATCAGTACCAGCGGAAACTAAATCTCCATATAAGTAAGGTTGTTTAGTAGCATCGCCAACTGAGTAGTTTGTAATTTTTGCTTTTACACCTGATGTTTCGCCAGTTAATATAACTGGTTCATCAAAATCTAAATATTGATTTAATTTAATTTTTTCACTTGCAAAACTTGAATCTAATTTAACAGAAAAATATGAATCAGAATAAGATACCTGGCCAGGGATAACAACACTACCCTCTTTAAACATATGTTGACCATGACGTTCAATTTGATTTTGAAGAATAGATTGAAGAGTTGTTAATTCTCTAGCTTGAATTGCATAACCAGGCCTAAATAATACTTTATGAAAATTATCTCTTTCATCAAAGTCATCATAGTAAGGTGCTACATTAAGATTTCTTAGTTGTGCCATATTTAAAACTCTATTATAATTTTAATGTCTTCAGTTTGATCTGAAGCACGTTGAATTGGTTTTCTATTTTCTAAATAAATTATGTTACCAGTATCAGGCTGCAGCTCTGGATTTGCATATCCAGACGTTAATGAAAGAGTATTGGAATTTAAAAGTGTTACTGTTTCTGTATTTCCTGTTGTTGTTCCAGTTGCACCAGAGGTTGCACCAGTAATAGTGTTTGTTCCACTAAATGCTACATAACCACCAGTTGTAGAATTAGTTCCAAATCCTTTATAACTTTCTTGTTGATAATAAAGTAAAGATAATGTACTATCCCACTCCACAACTTTTCCAACAGCTCCAGTTGACGCTTGAGTAATAACCTCATCTGCTTCAAATGTTCCACTACTTGTATCTAATTTTGCTACATAAGATTGTCTGCGAGTTGTAACAGATGCAACTGTAGTAGTTCCATAATTTGTAGGATCAACAACTAAACCAACTGATCTAAAATCGTTTGCAGTTGTAAAGTCATCACCCTCTGCTTGAGTAAGAGTTACAGCTGCCATGACATAATGACCACCAAGTTCCTCTACAGCATTAGAACCATGACCACCTTTAGGACTTATGATTACTTTGATTGCTCCACCAGAACCACTACCTAATGAAGAAGAACTACTTAATGCTGAATCAGAAAATATATAAGCTGAACCAAGATTTACATATCCAAATGTGTAACCAGCTCCTGCAGAGTTGATGGTTGTATCAGTACCAGCAGATAATCCAAAGTCAGCTATAATACCACCAGAAACGGTGATACGAATAACCGAACCAGATGAAGTTCCTTGACTTGTTCCATCACCATAAATGGCTGCATAGTAAGTTCCATCAGTGTAACCAGAACCACCAGTGATAATTAAAGATTCTATTCCACCATCTGTGGCTGAATCAGAAACCGTACTATCTGTGGTAACAGGAACAAAGTCACTTGTTCCATACTTTGCAAAATCTGATGCTGTAATTTTGTACATATATTTAAGGATATAACCACCTAATGAAAATGGTGAAGTTGATTCTGATGTCGGCTCAGAACCAGAATATGCTGTTCCACCATTGTTGTCTAAAACTTTGTATACTCTATACTCTGAAGTTATAAAATAAAATGTTGAATCAAATATATTAGAAGCACCAGAAGTAGTTGTGTTTGACGCACTTATATCATGCTCATACATATCGTAAATAGTTCCATTAGACCAGTTTCTACGAGGTAGTGAATTTTTAATATCAGATGATGTTATGAGTTTTGCACCCAACATTGAATCCCAAGCAAATGCCTCATCCTTAACACTATCTGCAGGAGTAGGTGGAGAACTATCTGAACCACCAGTTGTTGAACTTGTAAATGCTGTTGCTTTTCCTAAAAACAAATAGTATGTTGAGGCTGAAGCTTCAGTAAAAGACTCTATAAACTGATTAGCATTATGTTGTCTAAATTTTTCTGTAATAATTGCCGACATTATCTTTACACCTTTATTCTATTTATACAAATTGTTTTAGTAGGTTATACCTGTAGCACCTTCTAAATCAATATTTTGTCCAGCATTAGTGGAAGAACCACTAGTGCTATTAATGACTAGATACCCATGAGTATCATCAGTTGCATCTTCCAATGCTATGTCACCAGTATCTCTAACAGATATATCTGCTGATTTTACATTACCCTTTGTAATAACATTCGTACTATTTAGTCTATAATTAGCTATGGGTATTTGACCTTCATTGAAAAATACATTATGTTCCTCTAATAGTACTTTATTATCACCAACTTGATCATAAAAATCTTCTAGGAGAGTTCTACTTCCATCACCTGTTCCAACAGAATCTGTGCTATCAAATACAATAATACCATCTGGATTATCTTCTATTTTAATACCAAAAGATTCAACTATTTGTAGTGAGTTTTCAAAAATTATATCACCATGTAAATTAGATTGAGTATCTGCTTCTAAGGTAAGGGCTGCAATATTTGATAGTGTGGAAAATTTTTCAAAAATTAGTGTACCAGATTCTTCTAATGTAAATCTATTTCTTCTTGTTGTTTCTTGTATCAGATAATCTCCTGCATTTGCACCCTCATCTGTTGTTTGATCAAGAAGTATTTGACCAAAATCTTCCATTATAATATTATCATCATCAGCTCCACCACCCCAATTTTCTTCATCTGCAGTTAATCCCTGTATTTCAATTTTATCTGCAGTGCGTATCTGAGCAAAAGTCAAAGAACTAATATCAGATAGTAAAATAGTTTCATCGTTATCTAATGTGTCTAATAATAGTTTACTGCCATTTGATACATGAAAACCTAATGGGAATGAAAATGGTGAACCCTCTAGTTTTACATTTCCATCATCTTCAAATAATATGTTAAATGTTTCACTTTCTCTACCTAAACTTGGGTCTTCTATTTTTAGAAAGAAACCAGTTTCAAGAACAAGACCATCACCAGCATTAGCACTGTTAGAGTCAGTACCGTCTAATATAATATTATCTATTTGTGAGTCACGTTCCAATTCCATAAAGGCATCTTCTGTAAAAGGTATCTCTCCATCCATTACGATATTATCTAATAGACTACCAGAACCAGTTTCAAGTGTAATACCACAAGGTTCTGAGCCAAAAGGTGTTTCTGCTAAATAGAGGAGAAGATTTCTTTCAAATTTTGGAAGAGGTCTATTTTCTATTTTTACAGTTCTTTCTGAAACAAGAACTCTATCAGCATTACCTGCATCACCAAATGAAGTTTCTGCCATTATACGGCCGCCGCCATCTCCAGTTCCACTTGTTATGTCTTTAGTTGAAGTTACTGTTGCTTGTTCATATAAGAATGTATCAATGGAAGTTGCGGCCAGTCCATCTTCTAAATCAATTCCTATGCCAGCATTTATTTTTATATTATCACCAGCATTTGAACTATCTTCATCTGTTCCATCTAATACAATATTATCACTACCAAGTTCTAATCTTAATACTTCATCTTCCATTATAATGTTAGAAGCTTGGTCATCTAAGAGCACAATTCTTTCACCAGCATCGGTTGAAGAACTATCAGTTCCGTCTAATACAATAAAATCACCAGCATCCGTACTATTTGAATCTATACCATCTAGCACAAGATTAAATTCAGTTGATACATCAAGGATAAGATTGTCACCTGGCAAGACACCAGTTTCTTGTACGATTTTATCATCTCTACTTCCGATTGCAACTTGACCATCAGCAGTAACAGTTGATGGAACTTGTAATCTACTTTGTAGAACTTGACTGAATATTGTTTCAAGAACAGAAGCAAGTATTGGTGAGAATGTTTTTGTATCACCAGTGTAATCAGAGACACCAGTTGCAGTGTTAGTTATAGCTGCAGAAACCAAGGTGGCTATAGAAACTTTTCCAAAAGGTTCAAATCCAGCTGGATGAACAGCTCTTCTTAATTCATCAATGTAACTTGTTAACGAATCACCAACTATAACTTCATATGAATAATCTTGATAATAATAAGAGTCTTGAAGTCTATTTAAATCTTCACCTAAAATACTACTAATACTGCGATAAGAACCAACTTCAGTTGATACGGCACCAACACTTGATGTCGCTGAAGCTTCGTTGAGATAAACAACTTTTCCAGATACCCCAGCTGAATCCGTTATTGTTATTCCTAAATTGTAATCAATACCTCTTTCATTTATTAAATTTGAACCAACATCAACACCATCTTGTGTTGCATTTAATAAAATATTACCATCACCAGTTTCATCATCCAATAAAAATCCACTACGCGTGTCCGTTCCATCACTGTCAGTTCCATCTAGTATTAGTGTATTACCAAACTCTTCACTTGCAATTAGACTTCCAGAATCAGAGCCATTAGCATCAGTTCCATCTAGAACAAGAAAATCACCTGAACTTTCTTCTCTAAATGCATCAAGTAAAACATTTCCATTTTCATTAAATGTTTTTTTAGGAAAACAACTTACAATCTTTGTATTATTAAATGGTAGTGCATTTTGTAAATTGGGATTTAAAATTCTCTGAACCGCTGGGTCAATTTTGTTTGGTTGGTTTACTGTATCATTTATTTCTATTGGTTTAATAAAATGTTTAGGTTCTGCTGGAGTAATTTGACCACCAACTGATTTTGCATTATATCCAGCCTGAGTTAAATCAAAAAGCGGCCAAAATTTTGTGGGTGGTATATATGACTCATTTAAAATATATGTTGGTTCATATCTTTGAGCTAGATAATTTATATAACCTTGTATATCTGAAACACCATGTATAGCATAAAACTGTTCTAAGTATATTGCATCTGTAACAAGAGAAGGGCCGGTGATTCCACCTAAACCAGATTTTTGGTTTTGTGTTCGTGTAAGTAGAAGGTCTTGTTCTGTTATAAAATTTGTAGTAAAATCTACATTGTCTTCCATTATGATTTTATCTGTAGCTTCAAGCCCATCAGCACCAACTGTTCTATCTTGTGATGCATCCTCCAATAAAAAGTTAAATTCTTCTTTATCTGTAGCATTAAATGCTAAAGATTGATTTTCACCAAAAACAGTTACAGGTGACCTTTTTATAGTTATCCTTCCACCCATCCCAGCAAAATTGGGAGAGTAATAATAATAATTGCTTGGATTTGAAACTCCAGTTGTATTACTAAGAGGAATAGTAATTTCAAAGAAAGCACTAGAGTATCCGCGGATAATATTTAAATATTGGTCGTTAGTAAATGTCTCATCTACTCCAAACTGTTGTTCAACAGGAATGCCTCTTTTAGGATCAAACAGAGGATTAAAGTTACTAAGAGGATCATATGCAGAAGGAAAATAGTTATCACTGTCATAAACAATATCTCCAGCAGCGTTGAAAGCAAATTGGGCAACACTAGTATCGGCCTTAACTATGGGATATTGACCAAGTGCATCTTTACTTAAATCAACTAAAGTAAGAGGAAAAAGAGATGCATCTTTTGGATTACCAGCACCAACACGAATAAAATCAACTTCTCCATTTACTCCATATTTTTGTGTAGTGGTTATGTTACTGGTGGTTCTTGTGCCACCACCATTTGTACCATCTGAAGTTAAGGATATTGCAAAAGTTTTTTCTTTAGTGATACCAGTTGAAGAACTTTGTAAACCATAAAGAGATGGGTGAGATAAATCAAAACGATAAGTATCACCCTCATAAAAAACAAAGTTTCTTTGTTTTTTACCGTCTAAATAAAATGCCCAATTCTTTGTATTTGCATTATACTGTGCGGTAACTTTAACTATTTTAGTTTGAGATACCCTACCAAAAGGATGAGTTAAAATTGATGGATTATATGGATCATATGCAGAAACACCATCTAAGACAATTCTATCTTCCGTTACAGTTTCAATTTGATTTGTATTTCTACTTCTATCTGTAAATCCAGTTGCTGGTATTGCTTGCTCATCCTCTAATAGAAAACCAACTGGAGTTAGAAGTTCTGTTCCTTGTTCAAGCTGTATTCCCTCATTAAATGCTCCACCTTGTTCTTGAACTATTTTTACACCATGATCAAAATTTTCAATAACCAATTCATTAGTTGTTGAGTCCCAAGACTTTACTGTACCAGTATGAGATGTTAATGAACGATCAGCTACAAATGTTCCGCTTACATCTTTAACTATAAAGTGTGACCTAAAATTAACATCTGGTGTATTTGAGGAAACATATCTGAATCCATTATCAACAATTTTTACACTCTTTATCCCACCGATACTGGTTGCTGCAGCTAAAAGTTTTGCACCAGAACCATTAACAGTATTTGTAACAGATACCGTTGGTAACTTTGTGTATCCTAAATTTTCTTTTTTTCTTGAATTAACGCGGATGTTCTGTATGGAGCCTCTTTCAGAAGTAGCTCCTAAATTTTCAAACGTATCATATTCAAGGGCAATCCTGCGTCTGCTATTTATATCAAAAGTATCTATTACTTCTACTGTTGTGTTAGACTCTATTTTATATCCTGCATCTTCTCCACTAGCAGTTGTTCTATCTAAAAGTAATACATCATCTTTTTCTGTAGTAATTAAAATTTCAGTTCCAAGAGTAACTGCATCAGCAAAAGTGATAGTATTGCCTGATGCAGTCCATCTTATTGTACTAGTACCTCTTATTTGACCTGATATGGTAGCAGGATACAATCTTCCATTTAATCTTACGACTAAAGTATCAGTATCTGCATCTATATTTGTAAGACTATACGATTTTGATGTACCATTACCATAAATTAAATCTCTTCTTTTTTGTTCTAAAACAAAATTGAAACCTACTTCGGAAACAAAGGTTAAATCTTCAAGAACAATATTTGAGCCATCTGGGTGTGCAATAACATCATCTTCAATTGTTGCTGTTTCTTGTAGAATACCACCACCAATCATTGTAACTTCACCAGTGGCGGCCTGAACATCTGTATCCACAGAATTAGCAGTAAAAGTTACAATATCACCTACCTCATAATTAATTCCTGCATCATCCACAATAACACCGCTGACAGAACCACTAGTTACTTCATCAACAACAACTGTTGCTAAATTGTTACCTACATTTTCTAAAGGTACAGTTTCATTTATAGAATAAAGTGCACCACCACGATCCATTGTAATGGTTTGTACAATACCAAAAACAGTAAATTTTACTTCACGATTATTTACAGTTGACACACCACTAACAACTTCATTGTCTTGAAATATACCGTTTACATTTGCTATTTCAAATTCTGTAACAGAATCGTTAAAGTTATCTTTTGTTTGTTGACTAATAATTGTACTAACAACAGTTGCAGTTGCACCAGAAGTTTGTCCTGTTATTTTTTGACTTATAACTTCTTCACCATCAACATTAGAAAAAGCTAAGACTCTTAAAACTGATTTTTTATTCCAATCTCCAGTGGATGCTTTCATCATGTACTGATTTGGATAAATAATATCTGCTGTCTCACCAAGCAATATTCTCATAAAAAGTTTATGACCTTCTGATGTACCCTTAGCTGAGTAGAGGTCTTTTATATTTTTAATTAAATCTCTTCTTGACACTCCAGTAGCTAAGTCCTCTGGAATATCCACCATAAATGATTCTTTCATTTTATCTAAGAAATCATATATTGTGTTATCCACATCAGCATAGTCTAACATTTGTTGTACATTTTGAACAGGGTTAGCTCTATATTTTACAATTAGACCTTCAGAACCAGAAGTTCCACCAGTTATAGTTTCTCCAGTTATAAACTTTTGTTGCGAAGAAATAAATAGTCTAGCATTCCTAGAATCATCAACAAGTACTGTAGCAGTTGCTCCTGACGTTGCTCCTGTGATAATTTCATTCTGTATAAAGAACCCTTTTGTTCCAGCACCAACCTCAGTTACAACTCTATCACTCTCAACTTCATCAAGTATGTAAGAAGAAGTATTTGTTTCTAAAGCTATATAATCAGTGGTTGTTGAAATAGTTAGTTCACCAGCTTCTAAAAACTTATAATAATCTTTAAGAAACTCTACAAATACTGGATGGTCTGATTGTACAAAATCTGGAACTTGCCCCTCAATGAGAGGAGATAGTTTATTGTTTAGTATGGTTTTATCGTCAAATGCCATTTATTTAATACGCCGATGGAGTTGCAGTAGAGGATGTTGTTGTCACCGTTGTTGTAGCAACACCAGCTTCGTTTACAGTTGTTGTATAACCTATTCCAGTTGAAGCAATAGCATCAACTGAAGCTGTAATACTAGTGTTAACTAAATCTAACTCTAAAATTTGATTTCTTACTGGAATTATATCAAATGAATTTGGAATAGCAGTTACTCTAATTTGTGTTGATGATGAACCATCAACATTTGAAACAGTTAAAAAATTCATAGGTAATAAATTTATTATACCTTCACTATAATTAACCTTTCCAGCAGATATTGGATTATAAATTCTATCTAAACCATCAAGATAAAATAGTCTAACATTACCAGCACCATCATCATCAAAAAAATACTCTCTAGTAACAGAATCATTTTCAGTATAAATTGTATTTGCAGTAAGAGTAAAGCCAGTTGATGTAATTACGCCACCCTGTTCTATATTGTGATTTGGGTGTGGATTGTAAATACGGTTATTAAAACTTATACGATTTGAAGCTTCTATTCCTATCTGTGGAGTAAAAAATTTACCCATTGTAACTGTGGCTGTACTGTTTAATATTGATTTATCTGTATTATCTATTAACGACAATACTTTAGAATGCCTGAATGGTTGGTCAAAAGTTTCTAAATTTTGATCAGTGTAATCTGTTAAGGTATTTAAAATTTTAGTTTCTATTTCTGCAGGAGAAGATGTTGTGGCATTTTTATCATATTGGGAAGTAACATTTAATATAATAAAAGTAGTGTCTGCATCAACAATTACAGGTGTAATTGAAGCAACTTTGTATGGACTTAAAGCAGCAACTAAATTAGATTTTTGAACTGATGTTAAATTTTCCCCTGTATTTGATTTAACAGATATAAAAACCTTTCCATACTCTGGTGTAGCTGAAACACCTGTAGATACATCAAAACTTCCATCTTCTCCACCCCAAACAGAAACAGTTTTTGCATTTGGAAATAATTGTTTTGTATAAATCTTATAATCTTCCGTAGTAACTGCTCGACCCTGAGAGGCATAGTCTAGGGGTGCACTTAATTTAATAGAATTTATACTTTCTGGTTCTGCTCCACCTACTGCTCGTGATACAGTTTGCACATTAATTGCTGTTGCACCACCGATAGATGATGGAGATGTAAATTTTTCAACTCCATTAGCCTCAGTTTTATTTGTCACAATATATTTTAAAGTTAATACATTACCATCTTCTAAAGCTTTACTTACTATACCATCACCAAAATATATTTCAAACTTACCAGCCTCAGCCTCTTGAATAAAATAAACAGTGCTTGAACTTACTAATTGAGTTATATCTGTTGCTTTAGAATAAGTTACTGTTTCAGTATCATTAATTGAATTTTGAACTTGAACTGTAAGAGTTGATGTATCTACACGATTATTTGTAAGAACAAATCTTTGACTTGCATCAGAAGTATCCACCGTATATGTAGATGTTATATAAGTTCCTTCATAAACAGGAATATTTGCAAAAGTAATTACACCACCACTATTAGAGCTAGTAACGTCTGCTATTGTAACAAAAGAATAAGTGTTATCATCCACTGATGAATTAAATGAAGTTCCTGCTGGCATTGTTAAAGTCTCTTGACTTGTTGTTGCAATTACATTTAAATTTGCTACTGGTGAACGGGCAGAGGATACTTCATATCCTAACATTTTTGCATGAGACACAACACTAGAACGTAGAGCTGCAGAGTCTAGAAACATTTCATTTGCAGCCATGTTAGTATTAAATGCAAGATAGTGTGTATTGTATGCAAGAGTATCAAGAAGGACGTTCATACCAGAACCTTCAAAATCATAATCCTTAAACTTATTCTGTGCTCTTAAAAAAGTTTTTAGATTATCTTTTATATCATCAAAATCTAATTCAGTTACTTGTAGTTTTGCCATTATCGTAATCTCTCTAAAAATATTGTTAAATCAACTAGCTCAGTAGGAGTGTTTACGACATAAAATTCTACTGTTACTTCATATGAATTTCTATCATAGTCTGGAATTGTTCTAACCCCAACAAGTCTAGCTCTTGGTTCAAAATTTTCAATTACATTTTCTATTTGTCTACCAAGGATTGCTGCAGTAACTGGAGTCATAAGTTCAAATAACATATCTCTCACACCAGATGAAATTTCTGGATGAAAAGGTTTTTCATATGTATTTAATAAAACTAAATTACGAATAGACCTTTTTACAGCTTGAACATCTGTCACTACACTTATATCGCGATCAGAAGATTTTTTTCCAAAAAATAAATCTAAGTCTGAATATATTCTAGCACCACGCGTAGATTCGTTATTTAATTGTGCGTCATAGATCGCCATGTGTGCAAACTCCTGATTTAGTTTTATTTATAAGTTTAAACATAACAAAGTAACGCCACCTATCCTTTTAAATAGGGTGAAATCTTTCCAGCTTTCAAAGTACTCCTGTAATAACTAGGAATTGTTCCCCAATTACGTTTTGGGCCCAAGTCAATATGAATAAAGCGATTGTAAAAACCAAAAGCTTGTGCACCATGCTTGATAGCAAGTCTTACAAACTCTACTCTTTCCGAAGCTTTAGTTCCAACCATACGACAATCTAATGCCTCACCTAGTAAATGTTTTGAACTAGATGCTCCACCGCATCTTCTATTTTCTGCTGGTGTGCGAAGTCCAGAGTTAATAGTTATTTGTTTACCCCAATCAATTGCTGTCTTTTCAGCAACAGCAAGTATTTCTGATTTTACTCCCTCTAAATTTACATCAGCATTGTTTTTAATTTTAAGTCTAGGAAGACCTCTGAGTTGAACTATTCGATAGTCATCTGGAAAATACTTATTTGGATTTCTTTCTCTTATTTCGTCAGTTATTTCACTTTCATCAAACACATCACCAAATGTTTTTCCAGCTGTTGAAATACCCAAATAATGTCTATATTGGTTTTGATTTTGATTTGTTGAAACAAAAAGACCATCTGAATCTGTTGGTGGTAACTCTTCTTTGTACTCATAAGATTTTGGGTCTTCAGTGTTTACTACTTCTTCCCCTTCTGGTGTATCAGCTAACTCAGGATAAAATTTTTCTATTGTGTCTGTTGTATCTTTTAATGCTTGTCTTTGCTCTGACACACTAAGCTGTTCTATGACATCAACACCATTATCCTCAATAATTTTTACAACTTCTTCACCAGTTCTCTTTGGTGGTACAGCAACAACTGGATAGTCACCATCAATATTCGGATTATATCCACCTGTTCCACCCTTTTCAGTATTATCCGATCCTTGCCTTTTCACTCTTTCCTCTACTGGTACATCTTCAATAACTGTAACTGATAAAGTAGAAGCAGCAACTGATGGTTCAGATATGCCAGGATCAGCAGAACCAATCTTAACAGTTGCAGAACCTGTTTCAATTACGTTAGAACCATCTGAACCAGAAATACCAGCTGGATCATCACCTTGGTCTGCAGTGTCACCTTTACGAGCCGCGAGATCACTACTTCCACCAGAGTTAAGATTAACATCAGCTGCATCTAATGTAATACCACTAGAGGCTCTAAAAGTTTGTGTTGCTGAAAATAGTGATATAGTATTATTAGAATTAATATTAATACCACCTGTTGTAGAATTAATATTATATTCTGCACCATGTATGTCAGTATGTATTCCTACTATAGAACGATCTAGTGTTTCACCATATCTTTCCGTTACTGCTCCAGTGATTGAAGTATCTACTTTGGCACCATAGGTTTGAGTTACATTTCCTTTGAACACTCCATCAAAGGTATCGTCATATCTTACAGACGCTGCTTTTAATACTGTGGTTTTAAGTATTCCTTCATATCTTTGTGTGGTATCTCCAAGAACAACTGTATTAAAATCTTCTTCAACTTCAATGTTCAGATTTTTACATCTGATATTATAATCTTCCTTTACCAGAGTTTCAGCGTTACCGTCTATTGTCAGATTTACATCACCCTTTACATTTACATAATTAGAACCAGCAATAAATTCATAACTGTCACCAATAACATGAACTACCTTATTACCACCAGCATCTATCTCATAGTATGTTCCAGACCTGTGATACTCTTGTATTCTTTCTTCATTGTATGTGTCATCATATTCTCTTATGTGACCAGACTCAGATTCAAAAACATGGTTGAAAGGATACCTAGAAAAGTTTACGCTGTTTTCTACAGGCATTTCAAAGTTTGATGAGAAGGCAGTTTCTACTTCTGAAAAGTTTTCTGCTATGGTTTGTTTCTCTTCTATGACTTTGTGTATGTAATCACCATCACCTCTTGCAAGACGGTTTACGTCACTCTCACCAAGAGTGTGGCCAGACTTCTCATTTGGATATTGTGGATATTTAAAATTAGGATCAGCAAAACCTACAAGTTCATTGTTCTTTCTGTACTCCTGTAATGCATCTGGAGAAACATCTGGGCCAGTATTCGCGTCAATTATATCAGATTTAATATCATCTGGAAGCTGAGGATAGCCAGGAAGTGTTCCGATTATTATGGGTTGTTGTTTCTCTACAGCATCACGAAAGAAACCTATACACCAAGTTCCTTCAACAAGAAATGGCGGAGTTGTTCCCATACCTTGCATAGATGGATCATGTATAGTTTGCATAACATGAGCCCAAGGTAATGCTTCTGTAGGAATATCAACTTTGTCTTCTGTATGAAAACCCAGACAACGAACACGAACTCTACCAAGTTTGGCTGGGTCATTTCGATCTTCCACGACTCCTGTCCACCAGACAAAGCCATCCATACCCATAAAATAATTATTATTCGACATACAAATAGACTCCTTACAAAGTTATTTATAAGGAGTCTATGATAATGTTAGCGACTGTATATGTCTAATATACTTGGTTCTTCGCCTAGTCTTTTTGAAAGCTTAATAGGGTCAGTGTCATACTCTTCTATGAAGTATGGTTTATCATTCCCATCCTTGCTAGGTTCTCCACCATTATTTAATTGATGTAAAGTTTCAAAAGCTTGGTCTTGATTCAAATTATCATGGAGAACCTGCTTACTGCAAATTCTATATTTGATCAGAATCTTACTCCTCTTTTTATATCTGGAAAATATATTTATACAAGTAATGGCCTCCACTACAGGACTCGAACCTGTGACCTACAGTTTAGAAGACTGTTGCTCTAATCCAACTGAGCTAAGTGGAGAAAAAAAATTGTAATTACTATAGGACTGTCGGCCCTCTAGGAGTGGCCTCAATACTCTAGGTATTACCCATCTTCATTCAAATTTGTTTCCTCATTCTTAGCTTCACACAATGGCTCACTGTTCCATGTGTCAATATAGTCTACTCCATCCTCAGCATATTTGCGAGTGTGTATTTTCTTTACGACCATATTCGTTAACTCGTCAATCTCGTA